GCTTACCAGTTCTATTCTTCCTCCGGTTCCTTTTAGATTTAAGGTAACGCGTGGCAAGATGAAGCAGAACAGCTTAGGCTACAAGGGAGACGTTGGCGAAAACGAAAGAATAGACCCAAGATTATACTGGGGAACTATGACAGCTAGAATTCCGCTGAGTTCTTCTTATAGTACTAGCGGAATAGCGACGCCATCTCTAGATCCCAATGCTGGAAGCACCTTTAATCCTTTGATTACCGCATACACAAGATATAATGGTATAGAGTTGTTGGATAACTTGGTTACTGGATCCGGGAAAGATGCATTTAACAACAATAAGTTTACTCTAGCAAGGGTAGCTCTTTATAACACTGAGACGAATTTCAGTACACTCACTGGTTCTGCTAACGAACACATGATTCAAGCAGCTTATTTTAGAAGCTCGGAGCCAGAAGGTCAAGACTATACAGTCTATGATAGCTTACGAGATGCTAGAAGAATTACTTTTGCTTCTCTCCTTCAGTCAAGCTCAGTTAAATTCAATAGATTTACAGACTTCGCTAAGTTTACAAATGTTTTCTATGGCGGCTTTGATGGGCTAAATATACTAGATAAAGATATTAGGCTTATGAGAGACAGAGCTGCTTCTACAGATGCTGGCGGAAAAGCTGGAGCAGATTACACGGGAGGATTAGGACTAAAGGGTACTGATGACGCGTCCATGTCTGGTGCTGGTACATTAAACAACGTGATTTTCTCTTACAGAAAAGCAGCTGAATTAATGACAGACCCAATGATCGTTAACACTAACTTGTTAGCCCTTCCGGGAATAAGAGACCAATTTATTACAGATTATGCTGCGCGGATGAATAGAGATTATTCTATGGCGATGTTCGTAATGGATATTCAACATTATGATGAAGACGAAAATCGTCTATTCGATGATTCGGACGCCTTTAGTAATCCAAGAGAGACGGCTGAGCAGTTCGAGGGTCGTGGCGTTGATAATAATTACGCTGCCACCTACTATCCGGATGTATTTCTTAAAGACAGTATTAATAACTTAAATGTTAAAGTACCATCTTCGGTAGTAGCTTATTCTGCTCTTGGATACAATGATCAAGTTGCTTATCCTTGGTTTGCACCAGCTGGATTTAACCGAGGATCTTTGGGCAGCGTTGTAAACACAGAAGTAAGATTATCCACTGCTGATAGAGATACGCTCTATGATGCAAGAATTAATCCAATCGCTAATTTCCCACAGGGAGGATTCGTAATTTTCGGACAAAAGACTCTGCAAAAAGCAAAATCTGCCTTAGATAGAGTTAACGTGAGAAGGATGCTTTTGGAAGTTAAGAGGCTGGTCGTTCAAATTGCTGATAAACTGTTATTTGAGCCGAATACTCCAGCAACAAGACAGAAGTTTGTGGGACAAATAGCGCCAATTTTAGCGCTAGTACAATCGCAGCAGGGAATTGAGAAGTTCAGTGTAATTTGCGATGCTACTAATAACACAACAGAAGATGTCGAGCAAAATAAACTAAATGGTAGGATTGTGGTTGTACCCACTAGATCGATCGAGTTTATAGCGATTGACTTTATTGTAACAAATAGCGGCGTATTGTTCGTGTAGTGAATAAGTATCTGATAGATATTAGGAGAAGATAATGGCAGAACTTACATTTAGAAGCCCAGGGGTCGGTACCAGAGAGATCGATCTTTCAGGACCCACTGCGATCAAACCGCAAGGGACTCCGGCGGGCATTATTGGAACATCTTTACAGGGTCCTGCATTTGTTCCTCAAACATTTGCAACTTGGCAAGATTTCGTAGCTATATTCGGCGGAACCGATGGTGAGAAATTAGGCCCCCTGGCAATGTACGAGTGGATGAAGAGTGCTCGTGCAGGAACTTATATAAGAATACTTGGGGTGGGAACTGGCAAAAAGAGGCTAACTACTGACGGCTCAGATCCCGATGGAAACAACATAGAAGCTGGCGGAGTTGCCAATGCTGGATTCACAGTCGGCCAGAGATTGCCAAGAGGTAACGGTTTTGTTGGTGACAACCCATATGCTTCTGCAAACTCTGAAATTCTAGGAAGAACTTATTTCTTAAGCGCTTTCATGTCAGCTTCAGACGGAAGCACTTCTTTCCACCAAGCAGGACTACAGCTTAACGCAACAGCCGTTCCAGTTATTAGAGGGGTCATCATGGTTCCATCTGGCGTTGTTGCTTCCTTGAGTGGCTCAAGTTACGCTAATAATGCTCCCGGAACTACTGGTATGACACCGACGTCAGCAACTTCTGGTGGAAAAATTGGATCTGTGAATATAGGATCAGTTTCTGATTATAGCTTCACAATGCTATTAAATGGTCACTTAGACACAGAGGCGTATCCAAACAGAGTAACAGCTTCACTTTCTCCTTGGAGCCCTTCTTATCTGCCAAACGTCTTAAATACAGACCCTCAAAAAATTCAAGAAGCAGGACACCTGCTTTATAACTACTACACTGTTCATCCAAACGTTGCTGTAGTAACTGGATCGGGAGTACTAGCTGGAGGAGTAGACTTCATTCCATCGGCATCTAATCAAGAGCCAGTAGTGATGCTCATGACAAGCTCTCAAAATAGAAACACTGGAACCGCAGCCATTCCTAATTACGAAGGCTTCCAAGATAGATTCCGTACCGGATTTTCTCCGTGGATCATGTCTCAGAAGTTTGGCTCTGATTTTAAGAATCTATTTAAGGTTCACGCTCTAGATGACGGTGTGGATGGAAGCTCAACCATACGAATTCAAATTGAAAATCTTAAAAATGGTAAATTAGCCAATTCATTCGGTCAATTCGACGTTCTGGTTAAGAGAATTATTCCTCCAGACGGAGTTTCCCCAAGCGAAGATGCTGCTTTAGAGACCTTTAATGGGGTTAATTTAGATCCATCTTCAGACAATTATATTGCTAGAAGGATCGGCGATTATAGCATCTATTATGATTTTGATAAGATGCTAGGAAACCAAAGAGTTGTTGTCGATGGTACACATCCAAATGTTTCAAAGTATATTAGGGTTGAAATGCACTCTGATGTAACTAACAGAAATATTGAAAAGCCTTCACTTCCTGTTGGTTACCGTGGCCCGAATCACTTAGTTACATCTGGTTCTAGCATATTTGCTGCAGAAATTACCCCGGTAACTGATGGATCTGGTGATGATGAGTATATTTCTCGAGCAGCAACCATGCAAGAGCTCAATACTCCGCCTAATCCTTTGAGACAAAATATCTCTTTGGGAACAGATCCAAAAAGAGAAGTTAACTCTAGATTACCCTGGGGATTCCAGTTCGAGCAGATTGATTCAGCTACAGAACCTAACAAAAACTCAAACGTTGATGAAGCGTCTATATCATTTACAAGATATTTTCCTCACTTCCAAACTACAAACCAAAAGTCTTGGGTGGGCAACAATGCCGGCGCCCTAGATGCAAACGGAACTGTATACGATTCCGATAGGTTTAACAACAACGTTTTCACGATGGAGAGAATTCAAATTCACACTAAATCTACTGGCGATGTAGTAGATTCTAAAGAGTGGGCATTTGCTTCATACCGAAGAAATGGTAAATTAAGCTCTTCGTTAAGAAAAGAAGATTCTACTTGGGATCAAGGAAGATTCCTGAGCGTTAATAAAGATTTTAACGACCCAGCATCTACAAAGTTTCTCAAGTTTACGCTGCCAATCCAGGGAGGATTTGATGGCGTCAACGTAATGGACAAGCAAAAGTCTTTATTCTCTAACCTAGCATGCGTTAGAGAAATGGATGATTCTAACCAGGGACAAGCTGATGGTGCTACAGTTTCTACGTGGATGAAAGCAGTAGACGTAATGGCTGAAAAGTCAGACGTGGATATTCAAATACTTGCTCTTCCTGGAATTAGAGAAACCAAGGTAACAAATCACGCTTTGGAGAAAACTGAAGAAAGATTCGATGCCATCTATATTATGGATATTGAAGAAAGAGATGCGTTAAACAACGTAATAACATCTTCTAATCTTCAAATGGTAAGTGTATCAAACACGGTAGATGACTTTAAGGGAAGAGTATTAGATTCTTCTTTTGGAGCTGCATACTTCCCAGATGTTCTGGTAACTGATCCTACTACCTTAACTAATGTAAGATGTGCGCCGTCGGTTGCAGTTATTGGAGCCTTTGGTCTTAATGATAAAGTCGCATATCCATGGTACGCTCCAGCAGGATTCACGAGAGGTGCCTTGAGTCGAGTAGTCCAGAGCACAGTGAATCTTAGTAGAGGGAACTTAGATTCGCTTTATGATGCTGATATTAATCCGATTACTAAATTCCCTTCTTCAGAGGGAGTGGTAATATTCGGCCAGAAAACTCTGTTGGCTGCAGCTTCTGCATTAGATAGAGTAAATGTAAGACGTCTTCTTATAGACATTCGTAGAAAAGTCAGAAAAATTGCTGATACGTTCCTCTTTGAACCTAACAGAGAAGACACGTTAGCTAGATTTTCTGCAGCAGTTAATCCAGTCCTCACTAGAATTCAACAACAGCAGGGACTTGATAGGTTCAAAGTTATTATTGATACTACTACCACCACACAGGCGGACGTAGAAAACAACACAATTAGAGGAAAGATCTTCTTGCAACCAACGAGATCTATCGAATTTATCTCTCTGGACTTTGTTGTTACAAATAATGGTACGGAGATTTAGTAACTAACATGCTAAGCTTAATAATTAGAGATATGAAGGAGTAATAAAATGGCAGAAACATTAGCAGTTGGAGATATGCTTCCCAATAAATTCGAACCCAAAAGAAAATTTCGGTGGGTATTCGCAATTGAAGGGATTGATGCATTCTTAATGAAGGCTGCGGCCAGACCTAACGTAACAATTTCTGAGCAAGAAATCCAGTATATTAATAGCCGCAGATATTTGGCTGGAAAGCTCAACTATGACGCGATCAGCGTTACACTATATGATCCAATTGCGCCATCTGGTGCTCAGCAGGTCATGGAGTGGGTAAGAACTCATACAGAAACAGTTTCTGGAAGATCCGGTTATGCTGATTTCTATAAGAGAGATTGCCAGCTCAAGATGCTTGATCCAGTGGGCACAGTTGTAGAATTATGGGATCTAAAAGGTTGTTTTCTAACCTCGGCTGGATTCGGTGACCTAGATTATGGCACAGAAGATCCTACTGAAATCGCTTTGACTATCAGATTCGATAACTGCGTATTGCAGTACTAATTTTATAGTTTATTGCTCCGAACAAAAAAAAGGGGAAGCTTTGCTTCCCCTTTTATTTTACAAGCAGCATAGTTATAATTTGAATTATAGTGAATGTTCGCTTTAATAGGAGTAAATGAATGTCAGAAAATACAGGCGATAGGGAAAAGCGGAACGAAGTTTTTACGGCACCGAATAACCCGCAAGGAATCCCTACTAGAAATGTAATGAAGGACGACTTCGGGTTTGAAGTACCCGTCGAGACCGTGCCCCTTCCCTCAAGAGGAATCACTTATCCAGCAGATTCTCCCATGCACGGTAAAGAAACAGTGTCTATCAAGGCCATGACAGCTAGAGAAGAAGATATTTTAACTTCCAAGGCATTAATTAAGAAGGGGACTGTTATTTCTGAATTGCTTAAGTCCTGTGTTACTGATCGCGGTTTTGATCCAGAGGTAATGCTCACCGGAGATAGAAACGCTTTGATGGTTGCTTTGAGAGTTACTGGTTATGGTGTTGAATACAAAGTAGAAGTAGATTGTCCAGCTTGTGGGCAGCGTTCTAAACAAGAGTTTAACTTAGCTGAATTGCCAATTAAGAGGCTTGATCTAAATCCAATAGTTAGTGGAGCAAATCTTTTCGAATGTGATCTTCCAGTAACTAAGAAGAAAATTCAGTTTAAATTTTTAACAGGTACTGAAGAAAAAGAAATCAGCCAACTTCAAGAGAGAAGAAAGAAACAAGGC